AGGAGAAAAAATGAAAACAATATACAAAGAACCAAAGGTAAACAAACCACAAGCTAACGAGGTGGAGGCAGTGCGTAAACTAAATTCAACTGGTAGCTTACGAAGAGTAGAAGGCAGTAGATACGATTTAATTGTGTCTTATAATACTCCTATCGCTTATGTGGTAGATGTAGAAAATGGCAGCTTCATAAATGAAACTAAAGTGATTTTATGTAATGAGTTTTATTCTATGACTACCAGGAAGCACCAGGCAAAAGTTAGAGAATTGTATCAAGGTTGTGCAATAGGAGAATTTGATTTAGGTGGATTCTATAAAAGAGCTGAAATAGATGGAGTTAATGTAAAAGGTGGAGTTAATTACTAACACTCTTCAAGGACTTCTATCCTGGAGTCCTTGTGGAGTCTTAGACTCAAACAAACTAAGGAGGAAATAAAATGACACAAACAATAGATGCGAAGAAGCATAGTAGAAAAAAGAATCTACTACCTGCTTTAGATTCAGCACTTGACCATTTAGATGCTACAAGTGATTGGATTGCTAGAAGCTACAAGCAAGTAGAATTTAATTGCTGCAGTAGTTGTATAGGAGGCAGTGTGCAGTTCAAAGATGATAAACCTGCGGTTATGTACAATGTACAGGATTACGAAGGGTTTAAAGAATCTTACAAAGAAAATCGTTATTACGAATATTCCTGGAACTTATGTACAAGAAAAACTGAAGGAGAATACATTTTCCTTCAACACTATATACCAAAAAACTATGGACCAGTAGAACGATATAGATTGTACAAAGAATTGACCAATGTCTTTAATCAACATGGTATTTATGTTGATTGGGATTGGAGTCAGGACAACAAGCTAAAAGTATATTTAGATAAATACAAATCAGTATTTAAGAAGGAGGAATAATGGATATAGTAAAACATTACAAAGAAGATAAATTATCTAGCGAATTTTACAAAGATGTGGATTCACCGATAGCAGAATTTACATACAAAAATCGTAAATGGAATATGTATCAATTTGGTGAGTGCAACATACATCACAAAGAATTGGGATATATAAAAGATTTATCAAGTATATGCAATAACGATAAGGAATTTGTTGATTTAGTTGATAATGAAACTATTTATTTATCAGATAATAATTGGTATGAGTTAAGACCAATAGGCAGAACTGATTATTACGAATTAGGTATGTATGATGAAGTATTTGGTACACCTGATGAAATAACTGAAGCAATATTAGATGAATATATTAATTTAGAAAAACAAATAGATAAAAATAATAAGAAGGAGGATTAATCCGCTATCCCCTTAGTGAAGGTGGTAAGTCCTGGACACTCCTGGTGCTTAGGAAAAAACAGGACTACTACCTTATAACTTTTGTAAACAAGAGTTGGCTTAATAAGGACAAGCTAGTAGGATTAAGGTAAGGATTACATAGGAGATACTATGATATACCAAGTACGAAGTGTCAGTCTTTATGGAGGGATAATGACATGGGAGTTTGATAATCTGCATGAAGCAAAGTGTAAGGTTAGAGAACTAAAAGATTTTGGTAGTATGTTTATAGTCAAGTTGGTTGAACTAGAAGCAGCTACTAAATAAACAAACACAAAAATAGAAGGAGGAAAAAATGGCTAATGTTGTAAAAGCATATAGTTATAGTGATGTAGATTCTATCGTAGAGTTTCATGTAGATATAGATGAATTTGAACATAGATGTAAGACATGCAAGGAGGACCTGGACCAAGAACTAGGTTGTGTGAATTGTTTTTGTATTCAATACTGGAACTTAAACGATAGCAGTATTCCAAGCGACATAAAACATTTAAGAGAGGTGAAGTAAATGCCTAATATATTTGATGACCCTAAGTCTATAAAGACATGGGCGATTAAATTAGCTAACGCATGTGGAGGACAAAAGGTTGAGAAATCCATAGTCCTTACATCATTAAATACGAAGCGGTTAGCAGAACTCCTGGACCAGTTTGTCCAGGACCATAACGAAAACACAATGAAGATAGCACAAGAGATAGAGAAATCTAGCACAAAAGAAGAGGAGGAATAATGGATAATGTATTACTTATGCTTTTACTGTCGTTGCCTATTTATATAATAGGTGCATGGACAGTTGCTAACTGGCTAACAGATAAAGTAAATTTTATATACAGATTATATCAAGAGAGAAAATGGAGAAAACAATATGACATTTCAAATAATTGATGGTGAAACTTTTGTTAATGGTATTCCTATGGAGGTAGATACAATACCGCAAGAACAGATAGAGGAATCATTATCAACACTCACAATACAAATAAACAACAAGAAAAATACACTAGATAGATTATTACAACAAAGAGATGAAGTAATAGTTCATGCTTTTGATAATGGATTTAGTGCAATTAAATTAGGTAAATTACTAAACTTGACTAGGCAGCGTATATACGAGGTCATCAAGTTGGCACAAACAAAGAAGCAAGAGGAGGAATAATGGCTAAATTTAATTTAGATAATTACGAAACAGTAGAAGATAGACTTAAAGTGTTTTGGAAGGATAATCCAAACGCAAGAATAAATACAGAGATAGCACACATAACTGAAGATGGAACATGTGTCACTATTAGAGCAGAAGTATTTAAGCAAGAAGAAGATGCAAGACCAGTAGCTACAGGTATAGCACAAGAAACTAAAGGGCAAGGTGGATTTGCTAACGCAGATGCCTGGATGGAAAATTGTGAAACCTCCGCTATTGGTCGTGCATTAGCTAACTGGAAGTATCAAGGTAGTACAAAACCTAGACCTAGCAGAGAAGAAATGTCTAAGGTCCAGGTAGAGAAGAAACCAGTTAAGAAACCTACTAAACAAGAACAAGCAGCTATGGAGAAGGTAGTTGATGAGATGGTAGCTGAACCTACAAACACAACAGGTGATGTTGGAAAGCAATTAAATCAATTACTTGAAGCTATGATTCCTGATGAATCACTGCGACAAACCATTAAACAAAATGCTTACAAAGAATTAGTTAATAATGATTTAGCGGACAAAGACATTAAAACCTGGACACAGGAGAACATGGATGTCTTTATGACTAGAGCAGAGGACATGTTAAAGATGCTAGATAACAATACAGATGATACTGACATAGTAGAGGAAGTATTTGGAGAAGTTGCAACAACAGTTGTAAGAACATGTCCAGAGTGCAATAGTCCTGACTGGATAGAGGACAACAGGGAGAAAAAGGCAAGTGATGAACGCTTTGCAAAGATACCTTCATGGAGTTGCAGCACATATCAAAACAATGATGGTTGCGGTTGGACTGCATGGGATGATACTGATTGTCCAACAGAGTGGTTATAGAGGATGGTATATCAATTAATGTGGATAAACTTAAAGCTAAGTTGCAGGAGAGATACCCTAACCACAACTTTGATGTACCACCACCACCTGATACAAAATGCAAACAACAAGTAGGTTGTAATAAATTAAGAAATATAACCTATACAGATAAGGAAGGAAACACATATTGTGGTAGAAGATACAAACAAACAGAAGAAGGAAACCCATACAAATGGGAATACAGAGAGTGTCACGCACTCCTTAAACCAGGAGAACAGGGAGGAGAACAAGAAGAAATCCCCTTCTAATACTGGACTGTATGGTTTTGATGGATTGATAAAGATATTTCATGCAGAGGATATAGATATAACTAACTGGATAGCACAACCTATATCTAAAGAGAGAGGTGGTATAGAATTTACACTGCCAAACGCACAAGGTGAAATATATTTGACATGGCAAGACTTGTATAAAGTTAATGTCACCTTCGTACATACAAAGAAAAAATACAAAGAGATAGTAAGCATACCTACTGTCACTGTATTAATTAGAGAGCTAGAAGAACAAAGACAAAGGACTGTTGCAGGTATAAGAGATATGCTAAAGGAGAAGTTTAGTGGTGAAGCACCTGAAGGCAAACCCTTCTAATGTCTAACACATATAAAGATTCTTATGAATCTAGGAATAGCGGTGATGACATGGCAGACTTAGCTATGCAGGAATATTTAAAATCTAAAGGATATAAAGAGTATGAAGATTACTTACGCATAGGAACTGACCCTAAAAAAAACAAACTGGATTTGTTTTGGTATGCTACAGAAATATTATTACTACCTGATTACATTGTTGTAGAGCATGGTTATATATGGTTTGTAGAGGTTAAAGGCACACTTAAATTAAAAGCAAGTGACTTCCATAAACTAATGGAGATGCACTGGAAGGGATGTAAATACAAACAAGTTAAGGTTGGTATTATGTATTTTAGTAATCCAAATGCTGCACCAAAATATTATTCAGCAGAAAATCTTGCAAATATATGGAAAGACCCAAGATTTGAAACTAAATATTATCCTGAACTAGATTTCAAAGGTCACAAAAAACCTTATAAAGTTTTACCTTCATAATATTTTAAGGTTATCCCAACCTTTTTCATTAACTGTAAATGTAAGGACACCTGGGTGCGACCACATACCAGTTCTAGCAGTAAAGTCTATAGATTTATCTAAGCTAGGAGATTGAAACCAGGTCCTATCACCCTGTTGTTTACTTCTAAAGTGATGGTAGTGACCAGTAATAAGAATCTGACACTCACCTGCAGGAAGAAAACCATACATCTGTCCTTTCCACCAGTTCTCTATTTTAGTTTCAGGATTAGCACCTCCGCCTGATGTCATGTGTCCATGTGTCCACCCACACCTAATACCTTTGATGTCCATGACTTGATGAAACCCATCAGGAACTACAACAGATACATTTTTGTATCTATCAGGATTAGCTTTCATAATCTCACCACATATCTGCAGGTGCATAGTATCTGTATTATCTAATCTGTTTGTCACAACTTGACCCTTTTGTGACCGAGATGCTTCCCCATGATTTCCTGGTGACCCTGCCAATATTAATTTATCAGCAAGTGGTAAAAATGTATCTACTGTTTTCATTATCATTGACCTAGCTAACGCATATTGTTCTATCATTGTAAGTTCTATGTTGTAAGGTTGTGAATCATAAAATCCATAACAATTTTCTGTAAGGTCACCTAAACCAATCATATAGATTTCATCTATCTGCACACCGATTTTACGCAGTTCTTTAATTCTGTTTACCGCATCTTGTAAAGCTATGTCGTATCTTTTAATTGTATTTTCTACTCCATAATCCTTTTTACCAAGTTGCCAATCTGCCATAAAAAACAAAAAAGCGGTGTCACCGCCATGTGTTTTTAATTTAAGAGGTGGTTTACGACCTGCTTGTTTAAATAACGCCTGGAAATATTTGTCATGTCCTGGTCGTTTCTTCTTAACAATACCTTTAAATGCGTAAAAGGTTTCTGTTCTTCCACCTTTTAACTGTACATTCCACGAGGATGCACGAACTGAACCCTCTATTTCATAATGTTTAGGGTCAAACCCCCACTCTAATAATATAGAATCAAATTTATTTCTATAATCTGGGTCTGTTCCAACATGAGTTATTTCACCTAACCCTGTTTGTTCGTTAACTTCTAGTCCTGGTTGCCACCCTGACTTATAGAAATTATTACCCCATTCTTCTGGTACTTTAGGCATATTTACCTCCTTTGCCCTGTACTTTAATTATACAGGACCAGTGTGATAGTTTTTTACTTTGTAATTTGTTTTTTAGCGTAAGTTTTTACTACTGCTAATGCAGCACCGCCACCTGCTAAGGCAGCAAGTTGCACAGTATCAGCATCAACTGATACTAATGGTGCAACAACTAACGCACCTAGAAACGCTTCCACGAATGTCCAAAAGGTTCGCTCTAGCATATCTTTAAGTTCTTCACTCATCTTGTACTCCCATGCTTCGTTCCAAGGAGTCCACCATAAGTCCTTCTTGAACTTACCCTCTTGGTTTCTTGCTCTTTTTAATTTCTCAAACATTATCTTATTATCCTACCCCTAAGCATAGCTTGTGTTTGTATGACACCGCCATTTACTTCAGAAATATCTTCTTTTAATTCTTGTATTTTATCCATAACTGTTCTAGTCAAAATTACATCATCTGTAGAAGCATTTGATGCAGGTTTTTCTAACAATTTAGTTATAGTTGTGTACTCAATACTTACTTTATTTCCTTGTAATAATTGTTTTGCCACTTTTTCGTATAACTTTGAGTACGCTTTGCCTGAATGTCCGATAAACCCATCATCACTTATGTCTAAATCTTGTTGTGATTCTCCTACAATTAAACAACCTGATGTATGTTCATCTGTATTACCTGCGTGTATAAGTATATAAGTAAAGTTAGGTACATCTTGTAAATGCAACATACCATAGTGTGCATTACCATATTTTTTCTTATATTTATCGTGGAATCCACCAACAGTTCTAAACTTTA